CTCTCACCCTGGTGGATCATCTGGGCCAGTCCTGGCGGTCCACCAAGTCCGTGTTCACTCAGGGGGCCGGGGACATTGCCAAGTCTCTCGCTCCCGTGGGGAAAGCGCTGGCCGTGATCGCCTCCGGTGTTGCCGCGTTCGCCAAGGAACATCCGGGTGTTGCCAAATTCGTCACCCTGATGGCCGGTGCGGTGATCGTTGTGGGTGGGCTGGCCGCAGGCCTGGCCGCTGTGGGGTTTGTTGTTTCCGGCATATCCACGGGGCTGGCCGCTATCGGTCCGGTGCTCGCCGGACTGGCCACCGGGTTTTCCGTGGCGGGCAAGGCCGCGCTGTTTTTGGGTCGGGGCTTTATGGCGCTGGCCATGAATCCGGTGGGCGCGGTGATTATGGCCGTTGCCGGGGCCGCGTTCCTGGTCTGGAAATATTGGGATGAGATCACCGAGGGGGTAAAGACCGCGTTCGGGTGGATCTCCAAGCTGGGAGGATATCTGGCAAGCGGGTTGAAGATGGCGTGGGATTTCTCGCCCCTGGGCATGCTCTGGAACATGGGCAGGAAGGTGGTGGATTTTTTCAGCAATATCGATCTGTCCGAATCCGGGGCCAAGCTGCTCAAGACACTGGCCTCGGGCATCACGTCTGCGGTGACGGCTCCGTTCAGGGCGCTCAAGGGCGGGTTGTCCAAACTGCGGAATCTTCTCCCGTTCTCCGACGCCAAGGAAGGGCCGCTGTCGTCCCTCACGGAATCGGGCCGCAAGGTGCTGGAGACCATGGGGACCGGCATCAAGGCGGCGGGTCCTGGATTGGCAAAAACGGCCAAGGGGGCCATTGCGGGCACGGCTGCGGCATTGGCTGTGGGTGTCGGCGGGATTCCGGCGGGGGCTGCGGTTCCGGACGGGGTGAAGGCGGAAAGCCTGCAGACGGAAATCGTGCAGACCGGGCAGCAAGGGACTTCCCCGGTCCTTCCCGATCTGCTGGGCCGGGCAGGCTACGCCGTTTCCCCGCCTCAGGTGGAGGCCCTGCAGCGGGTAGGGGCACAGCATGCCCCATCCGGATCACAGGCGGGTCGTGAAGTGACCGTGAACCTCACGTTCAGCCCTGTGGTCACCATGGACGGCGGCGGTCAATCCGGGGATGTTGCGGAAACGCTGGAGCAGGCCCTGAGCGGCCAGTCCGTGGAAATGATGACGGCCCTCGAAAGGGCCGTGACTGAAATTATGGAGAGGTATGATCAGCGGGCGGTGTAAGAGGTGTCGAACTCGCGGTCCCGGGCTATCTGCTCTTCCGGGGGTTCGTCCTGGTCGTACCACCAGAAACGGTCCTGTGGAGGTGGGGCGGGGAGGCTTCGGCGGATTGAATGATTGAATATGAGCGGCGTTCGGGAAAGCTTGTTGCGCAGCCAGGCGAGTTGATCTTGGGTCAGCTCGCCTTTTTCGTGCAGTGCGTCGAGGATGAATAGCCCCAGCTCTATTTCAAGGGTGTCTTGCGGGTCGAGCAGGAGCGCTTTGACATTCTCGAAGGTCCCCCGCCTCACTTCGTCTTTAAAGCCTAACCAGTCCATATTTTCCCACCAGGTCTTTGAGTTGCTGTTTTGTTATGGGGTAGGCGGTTCTTACCTTTTCCCTGACGCAAACCATAAGTCCCTTTTCCGACCCTGTCCATCTCACCAGCCGATAGCTTTTCTCCAGCCCCTTTCCGGTCTTTGTCCCTGCAAGGTATGTTTCGTCAGGGGTCCGGATCGTCTCCATGACTGCTTCCCGACCGATGCCCCTTGTGTGGGCGGATCCGTTGATATGCTCCATCATCCCCTTGGAAGGCTGCAATTTGGCAAGCCACGCCTTTTTCCGCTCCCAATACTTCTTGGACAGGCTTTGTTTGTACATCCGGAAAATGTCGCACCATAAGCCGGATTTTTCCGCACGTCGCGCCATGCTCTCGGGAATGACATCCCAGCTCCCCAGGGGGTGCGCCCGGAACTGGTGTTCCTGCTCCACCACGTCCTTGAGATCGGGGTCTTCCTCGTAGAACTGCTTTGATGTCATGTTTTCCACCTTGAGCCCCCTTGCCCTGACCTGCCCCTTGCTCACCGGGGTGATCAGTGATCGGCAGTTATGGTGATTGGGCGGATGGAACTTTTTCCAGAAAGCGTGATCCTTGGGGAGTACCCGCCCATGCAGCTTCTTGCAGAGTTCGGTGGTGCTCCCGTCCATGATGGCGTTGTACATGAGGAACTGGCTGGTATCGGATTTCTGCAGCTGGGTCCATCTGCCCGCGTTGTAGGCACTCATGGTGTTGTTGCGGTAGTGGGTCTCGAGCCACCGGGGGTTGTTCGAGGATACGCCTGCCCGCTCCAGGATGCCGTCCATTTCCTGTAGGAGCTCGTGCCGGGATCTCCCCTGCTCCATGTGGGCCTGGTAGGCCTGCTTGACCTTGCGGACCACATCGTCCTGACTGACCCGGGCGATGGTGAAGGCCCGGAATTTCAGCCCCGCTTCCAGGTCCTCGTATTCCTTCCTGGGCATGTCCACCAGGGAGGCCAGGGCCTCTTCGGCCTCGGCGAAATTGACCTTGAAGGCCTTGTCGGAAAGGGCGATCTGGTCCTTTTCCAGATTCTGGACATGCAGCATGCCGTACAGGAATGAAACGGCCATGGCCCGGGTGTAGACCTGGGCAAAGGGTTTGGCCTTGGTCGTCTTGATGTCTTTGGGGCCGAGCAGGCCGAACCGGTCTCTGATCTCCTGCTCCATGGCCCTGGCCGTTGCCGATTGTAACTGATCCGTGACCTCTTCCATCTGCTTGAGCAGGAAGACGTCACGGATCATCAGATCTGTGGCATTGTTCATGTCTAGGTCCGTATCAATAGGTAGTCGTCGCTGTCGGCCAGATTGACGGGTTGCTTTTGGACTGGACGGGGGGCCAGCGTGTCCTGATCGTCCTTGGGCTGGGGGAGTCCCGTGGCCTGGTAGAATCCCTGTCGGGATACCGGAACCCCTGCCTCGATGGCCTTGACAAAGTCTTCCAGGCTGGGGGGTGTGGCCGTGGATATGGACAGAAAGGCCGTGCCCTGTATCCCGTTCAGCTCCAGAATCCAGGGGATCAGCGTGTGGTTCAGCTTGTGGGCCACGGCGGTGACGTCCTGGGCCGCGAGCTTGGCCAGGGATCCTTCGTGTACCCGAGCCTGGGCGTACGACCCTGTATCGCCCTGTTCCATGGCCAGGGATTGACCGGTGACGGCCTTGGCAATCTCCAGATTGTAGAATTCGATGACAGTGCGCAACGCCTCTGCCTGACCGTCTGCCGTGAGCTGTGTAATGCTCGATACGCCGGCCAGGGCTACTCCCGAGCTCGATTCGAGCTGTGACAGGGTGTCGCTGATCTTGTTGAGCTCCGCGTCGCTGGCTGCATCGCTCAGGGCGATGACCGAGGGGACTGCGTATTTTTTGGCCAGCTTCACCATGTATGCTGAAACGGCCAGCTTCGCCTTCCATGCCGGATACGACGAGAGCAGACAGCTCGTCCCGTAGGGGTTCTCATATCCCGCCTGGTGGGTGGTCATGATGAACTTGCGAGGTGGAACATCCTCCCAGGACCCGTCTATCCGCATCTGCCAGCCACGTTCCTTGTGGACCCTGAATTTGCTCGGGTCACGCTGTTCGATGGATCGGATCCACCAGATGCCGTCCCTGAGTTCCCAGATGATTTCGTTGGGCATGTAGCCGTACTCCAGGCATCCGAGCATCCCCTCCAGGTCGTGCTGGAAGGTGATGCGTGACAGGGTGTCCCCGACCAGGGCGCAGGCTTTTTCATCCCCGGTGATCTGCCGGGGAAAGGAGAGTGCCGTACGTTTGCGCAGCCCCAGGTTGGCCTGGATCTGCGAGTCCATGAGCATGGCCTGGATTTCCGAAAAATACCCGCCTACCCGGGGGAGGCTGTAGAACTCAAACGGGGGCAGGTATTGGGTGTCAATACTCTTCGAATCCAGGGGGGATGAGAGTTGAGTTATATACGCGGTCAAAGGAAATACTCCCTGATGCTGGTTGGCTTTGGTCTTCGATGTTCGTGCCCAGCAGTCCCTGCATGAGGATGTAGGCGTCCTTTCGCTTATCCTCGGCATCTTCTTCCACATCGCACGAGGTATAGAGCTCGTAGGCGGCCCGTTTGATCAGGGCGAACCTGAGCACGTCCGTTTCTTCCGGCAATGACGTCCTGCCCGCCTTGCGGAGCATGGCAAAGGCCCACGCGCAAGCGGCGGAGACAGAGGAGGTCAGATTGTCGCTTCCGCCCAGGGACTCGATGATTTGGGTGTCCAGTGAGCCCCGGACATCATCGGGGCTCACTAGCTCGAGCAGTTCCTGATACATGGGCTATTCCGCGGCAACGGTCGCCCAGCAGACGGCTTTGCATACCGGGGCCGGGATGGGCTTGGACCGGCCCACGATCTCCACTCCGCTGGGGTTCTTCTTGTATTCCGGAGAGGCGAAGAAGGGCATGGGCACCAGTCCGGCTTCCATGTCGTCCAGGGCGAGGTAGAACATGGTGTGAGGGGCGGCCAGGTCGACCATGCACACCTTGGTATCCGGGATTTCCTTAACGGCGCTCCCCATGGACCCCTTGTACGAGGCCGAGACCTGACGGACAATATACCCGCCGATGTTGATTTCTCTCCCGTTCATGGAGATTTTGACTGTGGACCTGGACGCGGCCTGGGTGTCCGCCAGTTTGATGATGGCCTGATAGGCCTTTTTCCCGGCCAGAGTGATCACGTCTCCGCCCCATCCGGCGTCCTGGATCTCGGAATCCAGGTCCGAGAGATGGCGGAACAGGTCGGCAATCTTGGTAGTCTCGGCCGTCCAGAGTATGTCCGGGCTGTAAGAGTGGGGGGTGCCGAAGCTGATCTCGTAAGTGTCCAGGCCGATGTCGGTCTGCATCTGGTAGTTGATGGACCCGGCCAGTGCCTGGGCACACAATGCCTCATTCGTCTTCTGAATGGTGCGCTGCATGGTCCCCAGTTTGTTGTTGATGACCTGCTGGAGGCCGGAAGAATCGAGCAGTTTCCAGTTATTCAGCGTTGCCGCGGATACGAAATCCGAAACATCGATGCCCTGGGGCTCGATGTACGAGATGGATCGTGACCCATGCGAAATGGGTACGGCAGGGGTCCCCCTGCGTACGACAGGGACGTTCTGAATGACCTCGGAAATTTCATCGACTCCGATGATCGGCAGAGGGTGCTGTTTGGAGGCCTTGAACACGGTCTGGCGCACGGGCAGATTCAGCGGGGGCGCGTCCTTGATGACCTGGGCCACTGCCTTGGGGGTGAGATGATTCTTGAGATTGATGTCAAAAGGCATGGGCTATTCCTCCTTCTTGGATGCGGACTGTTTGTCCGTGGCCGGTTTGGGTTTGGTGGGCTTGGGCTTGGCCGGTTTTATGGCGGCGTCAAAGTCGTTGCCCGCCTGTTTCAGGGCGTCGAGCTTGTCCGCCAGGTTGGTGAGCAGAGCCTGTCGCTCTGGATGGTGGAGCAGGTTCCAGGGATGGGTGCCGAGCTTCTTGAGAGCACCCTGCATTGCTCGGAACCGATCACCAAACGCTTCTCTGTGCTTGCTGGTCATGATTACACCCCCCAGATGCCGAATGCGGCCAGGGCCTCGAGATCGTCTTCGTCCACTGCCGTTGCGCCCACGAGCAGACTGGCCTTGACCACTGTCCCGTGCACCAGGACGCGAGCCGTGAGGTCTCCGTTGTCCGTGTCGCAGGGCTCGACAAGCACCCCGACCGGGAGATTTGCGTAGGTCGCGATCACTTCGACGCCCTCGGCTGGAGCAGCCTCCACGGTCACAGTGACTTCCCCTGTGGAGTAGTCGACGGTCCCGCTTCCAAGCCCGCCGTGGCCGTCGTCTTCGATGGTGTCTTCCCCGATGGTGACGGTGACACTTCCGGGCATGACCGGAAAATGATCCAACGCGGCTGAAAAGGTTGTGAGGGTGCCGTTGCCCGTGCCCACCGTTTTGGTCAGGTCCCTGGCAAAGGCTTCAATGCCGTTGGTTGCGTCGTTGGCCACGACTAGTCCTTTGGCCAGTTCGCCCTGGTCCGCTGCAGCGGCCATGGGCCGAATGACGGGGGGGTGGGTCCTGTCGATGACCTGGGTGCGTTCCAGGGATGTGGATCCGAGATTGAAAGATGACATATCTTTTCTCCTGTGTTTTCGGTTTAGTAGAAAGGATCGCCCTTGCTACATTTTCCCGGCGAGCCCGTTATAGTCATAGGGTTCGCCGGTCTTGTCCGACAATTCGATGGGGGCGGTCATGCGGCCCTTGCCCGGTGCGGGCAGCCCGGCCACAAAGCGCATGGCCTGTTCAAAGGGGTTGTCCGCATCGGCCAGGGAGATATCCTTGGCGGATGCGACCATGGCCACCAGCGGCTTGATCTGATCCGCGCCCAGGCCTTTTGCCTGTGCGGCCTCCTTCAGGCGCTCGATCCGTTCCTTTTTGAGAGCCTCCAGGACGTCGGCGAGCTCCTTGGACTGCTTTTCGTCGTTACCCTTGTTGTCCGGTTTATTGGACCCGGGTTTCTCGCCTTTACCATCCTTGTCGGAGGGCTTGTCTTTCTCTCCATCCCCTGCTTTCTCTCCGCCCTCCTGTCCTTTCCCGTCTTTTTGTTTGGCTGCCGCGACCTGGGCTTCCAGGGCGGTTATCTTGTCCTTGTATTCCTTGGTTTCGTCCGCGATGAGCTGTTTTACCTCTTCGGGGGTCATGGTTGCGTCCTCCATATTGTCTGTGAGTATGATATCCGTGGGCCAGGTGGCGACCATGGACAGATTCTTGACTTCACTGGCCGGGGGGAGTTCCCCGCACATGGCCAGGTGGTGCAGGTAATAGCCGTTTTGCCCCGGCTTGAGCCCGGCGGACCATCCCCTGTAATAGCCTTTTGCCTCCAGAGCCACGAGCTCCGGCGTGTAATCCACATCCCCCTCAAGGCCCTGATCGGTCAGCTCGACGGAGAGTACCCGGCCGAACGCCGGGGATTGGCTGTCTGTCGGGTGCCCCAGGGTGATGGGCGTTGGTGCATCGGGGTTGAAGTTGGCCACGGCCTCCTGCAGCTCGCTTCGGGTCACGATCTGGCCGTTTTTCTGTACCCCTGGCTTGACGAGCAGCTTCCGCATCGTGCGCCCCTAGGCCAGGTTGGCGGGCTCTACAACGGCATCCGGCACGTTGATCTTGAGAATCGTACCGGCATCGTTTTGAACCTCGACAAACAGGCAGTTGATGGTGATCTCCCCATCCGCCTTGTCGCTGATCTTGCGACCCGGGACAGGGAAGCTTTCCGTGTATCCGCGCACGATGGTTGTCAGGCTGTCATCGGCTATCATGCCGTCCTGGGCGTCGAGGATGCGGCATTCTCCCACCAGGCGCAGGCTGACATATCCGTCGTTCGAGACCATGGATTGAATGTTGCTCGGGCTGATGTTCGTCATTTTCAGGGAGGCGGTCAGCGGCTCGAACTTGCCCGTGGGTACTTTTGCCGGGGCGGGCAGCCCCATACCGTCGATTTCGGCGAACTTGCGCTTGATCTCCACTCCGCCTTCCTCGGCGTTGCCGAAGTAATCCACGTCATTCAGGTATACCCTGTTGTTTCTCCATGCGATGGTTGCCATGCTATCCTCCTATGATCGCGGCAAACGCGTCCTTGAGCGGGTTCACGTTGGCAACGGCTTTATACGTCACACGCTCTGCAGGCACGGGCGGCGTGAAGTCGTAGGTGTAAGTGATGTGCCCGCCGGCCAGCTCGGTAATCGGGTTATCTGCGAGGCGCAGATAGATTTTACCGTAGACCAGGGCGCCTTTTCCCATGAGTCCGTCGAGGAAGCCCTGGACCGATTCCTGGACCCGGACCAGCATTTCTCGGGCCGCGTTCTCCGGACGAGAGAACATGGGCTGATCCAGGAATTGGAGGGTGAAGTATTCGACTGACTCTTCAATAATGTCCGCTGTGCGACGCCAGCAGATAAACGTATCAACGGGCGATGTCTCGAACGGGTAGGCGCAGGTCCTGTTGCCCCAGAGGCGATAGCCGGAACCAAGGAAATTGAGCACGGATACGATACCCTGGGAGTTGACGTAGTTGAGTTCCGTGTCTTCATTGTTCGGGATGTAGGTGAGCAGTCGCTCCACACCGGTTACACCCTGCAGGACGTGGTTGGATGGCGAGTGCC